ATGCAGGAGGGGGGTACCTTTTGCGAGACCCCTCCCCCGGTCTGTGAAATTTTCATATCTCTCGATGAGTTCTCGCTTTGACCACGCATCGATCGACGTGTTGCATTCTGAATTGTTAATGAGTCACAGTTGTCCTCGGCCAAGCATGTGATTCATGAAACAATCAGAAGTCAAGCTTAGTCTGTCACTGACTCAGATGAGATCTTTCGGTACATCCCACTCACATTCTCACGAACGATCTCATCTATCGCTGCTTCGATGGCTGCGTTTTGATCCGCCTCTGACAGAGCATCAGATGTCACCACAATCCTTGCAAGAAACTCTGTCGTGCGATGACCATGTGCCAGGTCGAAGCCGTACCATTCATCGAAGTGGGTGAATGGATTGAATGGATTGTCTGTTGTTGTCAACATGTGAGCCACACTATCCACCACCCTTCAATGAAGTCTTGAGTGTGGTCAGTGACACACCCAATGCATCAGCTATCTCAGACTGTGTGTAGCCTGAGGCCAACATAGCTGTAGCACGTGCAGTCTTGGATGGTGTCATCAACAGCGTGGCCTTGGGCGTGGCCAACTGCTTAACCTGATCCAAGTCTGCATTGTTCAGGATCTGAGTCAGCTTGTTGTTACTGATAGCGCCTGCCTGGATGGCACGCCATTCAGCATCGGTCAGCTGGATGTGCTGCTTCTTGGCACCGGTTCTTGTGCGGGCCTCAGCAAGAGCTTGAGATTTGACCTTCTTGAGCTCGGCTGCATCCATGTCTGGGTTTGCATGGCGCTTTGCTGAGACCACGGCGTTTGCTAGGACCTGGGCCTGTCTTTCGAGGGGCCGGTTTCTGATGGCCAGGTTCAGCTTCGAATCGAGGGAGGCCACTTCCTGAGAGTAGGCGACTCTTGCAGAAGGCGAGTATGGCGTTGACTTTGTAGCAATCAACTGCTTTCTCGCTTCGTTCGCCATGTTCTTCAGTCGATTGGAGTGATCGACATAGACCTTCTCGATTGTGGTTCCCGAAGAAAGACGGTTGGCGTCGTCCACTTCAGCAAGACGTCGAGACTTGGTTGTTCTGAGAATCTCGCGTCCGCGACGATCGATCGTTGTTGCACCGGTGGGGGTGAAGATCTTCTTTCCGGTAGCCGGATCGATACGGAATCCCTGCTTTCGCTCAGGAACCCGGATCTCTGCGCGTGCCTTGGAAATGAGAGTCGAAGCACCCTTCTTCTTTCCACCCTGGTACTTCATCTTCAACTGAGCGATGCCGTTGTCCTGCGCCGACTGCTTCCAGTTGAGGCCATGTTTTTCAGCATCGATGACCGTCATGGAATGCCGAACTGCTCGAGCAAGCTCGGCTGGGGTTGCACCACGAATGGTCATGTCTGTGATGAGATTTGAAACGTCGCCCATTTCAAGCGCCTTGGTTCCAGGGGTCATTCGTGCCATGCCCTCGTAACCAGGGTAAGAAGCTCGAGGATCGAAACCCTTGAGTCCTTCCAGTGCTGGCGCAGTCTTGACCTGGCGCTTGTTGTTCGGGATAACAAGAACCGAGTCTCCGTCAAAGTCCGCTCCCGACAACCTCTCTGCCACCTGAGAGTTGATACCAACAGCATCCTTGGCGTTGCCCAGAAGTCTCTTCGCCTCGCGATGGTTGTTGTTCACCGTAAGTTCTGGAATCTCGAAGATGCCACCGTGAGGGTAACGAACCAGAACTACGCGCTCACCATTCCTGTAGTTGGGAGCATAGATCTCTGTCGGCTTCATGGAATTGATCGGAAGAATAACGTGCGACCCCTGTCGAGGCAGAGCAGCAGCCTTCAAGTGGACCGCTGCAGCATCCGCATCGTCAGCAAACGACTCGAGCATCTTCCGTCGAACAGCAGGATTCGAGAGTGACAGGATCTCGTCCAACTGGTCCTGCTTCTGCTTGACCGCTAGATCAAGTTGTTTCTTGGCCAACGTAGGACTCTGCTTGGACAACATCTGAGAAGACAGACTTCGAGACCAGTTTCCCCAGTCACCTTCCTCGTTGACGATGTTCATCGCCGAGGTGACTTTGCCATCCTTCACTCGCTGACGAACTACCGCGCCGAAGGGGTTGTCGGGATCATCCTTCAACGCCTTCATTGCATCGAGCTTGTTGGGTGTTCTCGGCTTGTTGGTGTTGAAGACGAGATCCACACCATCAGGCAGGTCATCTTTGTACATGGCCATGCCCTTGAGGTAGTGCGTGCCATCCACAGATATGCGAACCTGTGCATAGCGAGATGCACCCAGTGAGAGATCTTCCTTTCCTGGGCGAACGTAGATCACGCCGTCTGCATCGGCGCCACCATCTTCGGCATAGCGAACCTTGATCCTCTTCGAGTTGATAGAGAGGGGTTCCTGAATGCCGAAGAACGTTCTTCCGCCGTCCTCAGAGAAATCGGTTACCTGCTTGATGTCAGCCCGATTCTTGAAGACCTGAGAATATGGTGTGCCAGGGGGTGCAAGCACTTTCAGCGTGGTCTGCTGACCTGTGCCGAGTTGCTGCACCTTGACGTAGTGAACTGTGTATCCCTGTTCCTGAAGGATGGCGACGGCGGTGTTGAGCTTGGTCGAGCTGACACCAATGTGATTCTCCACACCAGTGCCGATGTCGATCATTCCCTTCCTGGCAACCTGATCCTTGAGCATGTTGGATGTGGTCTCAAGAACGTCCGCCTTGTCCTTCTCACTCGGCTCGAGGAGACTGCGAACAGTGGACTCGTTGAGACCCATGCGCTCACCGATCGCGACGTTGGAATAACCCTTCGCCTTGAGTCGCTGAGCCATGTTGATGCGTTCCTGCTTGAGGCGTGTCTTCTCAATCGCCTTCTGTGCACGAAGCTGGGTGGTGGTCATCCCCAGACCACGAGCGATGTCGGCCTCAGTAAGACCTTTCCTCTTCATGGACGCCACATGATCGAGGAGAGTCATGTTTCGAGGATTGTTGTCCTCACCACCTGAACCCCACGGGTATCGACCGGAGTGTCGAGGAGTACCGTAGTGCGCAAGGTAGTCTTCTTCGCTGATCTGCACTACAACTCCTCTCGGATTGCCCTGATCCTCTTGTCGAATGTGACGATCTTGTCCATGATGTGGGTGATCAGATCGAGGTCGCCCTCGTAGACTCGAACTTCGTCATTCTGGTAGATACGAAGCTCCACCTGAATATCCATCGGTCGAAACCGATACTCGAGACAGAAGAGAGCTGCGTAGACCTCGAGCTGATGTTCGGACGTCGGAGACACACCCGTCTTCAGGTCTGAGATTCGAAGAAGATTCTTCCTGAAGGATATGGCGTCTGCCTGGCCATAGCAGAACTCCGAGTAGAAGAGGATTTGTTCCGTGACCATGCGGAAACCAATGCAGTCATTGACGTACATGTTGAACGTCTGCTTGGTCCTCTGTGCCTTCACACCTAGACGAATCATGTCATGCGCTAACTGATGTAGGGCCGTGCCGCGACGAGCAGCAAGGGCAGCCACATATGCACGATCAAGTTTCTCGTCGGTGTAGTTGATCCAGTGGTAGTTGCTAGGACTGAGGAACGCGTGACTACCGCTGAGCTGAGAGTGCGTGTTGAAGATCATGGAGAACCGCCCTCTCATTGTCAGGGTAGATGACAGCAGCGAAGCTCATGTTGTTAAGCTCCGTGATGTAGTACTCCTGGTTGGGACGGAAATCCGATTCCGCCGATTCCTTCACCTCGAGCATGGCCCAGTTACAGCCCCACAAGATGGTGAGATCCGGAATCCCCTGGATGTATCCGCTGTCATTCTTCAAGATGACACAACCAGGAAACATGTCACGCAGTATCCCGATCAGCCTGCTCTGGTATTTTGCTTCTTTTCCCATTGCTCCATCCAAAAATTGAAGGATATGTAAGAGACTTATCTTACTCCTTCTATCATATGCCATGTTTTTCGGCCGAGACTTAATACGTGGTTTTAGCCTGGCACGAATATTTGTCCTGTCGGATAGACCTCCTCTCGATTGTGTACTGCTACTGCCACAGATATGAAGGTAAGCCCATACTTCATACAGGCGTCCTTCAACGTGAGCTTCTCGCCGGTTGCAACGTCCTCGAGTCGCATCCAGTTGTTGTGGAACTCAGCAAGTTCGAACTGACGATGATATTTGATGGCGAACCATCTCGGACGCCACATCAAATTCCTGGCCCGGACATCAGAACGATCGCCGTTGAGATGGATCAGCGTGTTGAAGTTCTCTTGCTGTGGTGGATCAAGATACGTCTCCGCGACAAGCATGCCAACTGATCTTGTGTAGCGGAAGTTCTCGATCCAAAGATCTACCTTCAACACTCCTTGTCGATTGATACTGGTTCTGAGAGTTCTTCCCGTGCGCTGGCTCTCGACTCGACCAAGGTCACTAATTCCATAACCCGGATACTCGAGTAGTGATCGCCACTCTTCCATCACACCTCCAAAACCACGTATTAACTTTGCCAAGATTTTTCTCGAAAACTTTTTTATTTTGAACGACTTAATACGTGGTTCTTGTACACTCTCTATACTATAACCACGTATTAAGTCGTCCTATTCTAGGAAGTTTTAGAGAAAAGTTTTGGCAAACTAGTAAGTCCCAGTCCAAGATGCCCGACTATGTCCGAATGGCCGCTTTTCAAAAGCTAGATATCCTGTCATTATGTTATGATCATGGTTCTCCAACTTCCACAAAACGACGAACATTGAAGTTTTTCTTGGACTTCAAGGCTCGCCAGATTGCCTTGTCTATGACCGAGTCGGACATGAAAACATAGTACTTCAGGACTGAGAACGGCGTATCAAGCCTGTCGATCCGTCCGTACGCTTGCTCGAACAGCTTGTACGAGTACGTCAACGAGTAGAAAACCATCGCATCGGTCTCCGTACAGTTCCATCCTTCTGCCCCCGCTGCGTACTGAACTAGGTATAACCACCTACTTTCCTTGGAAGGTATTGGCTGATGGCGGTGGCCATTCCACTCCGCCACGGTAATACCAGAACTGGCAAGCGATCGTAGGACGTCCAGCTCGTAGTCGAAATTGTAGAAGACAATGAGCCGTGGATGCCTCTCCATCAACCTCTGGATAGCCGTCAACCGGGTGGGGGAGGAGTTGACAACTTTCCTCATCACCAAGAAAAGCTCGCCGACATCCCGGAGGGGTCTTTCCTTGAACACGTTCCATCGCTGCTTATAGACCCTCTCGAACTGTTCTCGGTCGTACTCGACAGGGACGATCTCAGTCACTCGTGTGGTATGCCTGGTGTACGGCATCTCAACCAGGACTTGGTTACGCAGCCTGACGAGATGTCCGACCTCGAGGTATCGCTCTACCTTCGGGAACTTCGCAAAGGAGTTATAGACCACGTGCCGTCGCTTGAACTCGCTTCGGTTTCGATAGAATCCATTCGCCACGAAGACCGGTATGTAGTCGAGCCAGGTATCCCCAGGAGTTGCAGAGAGGAGAATCCAGCGATTTCTTCTTGCGATGTGAAGGAACTTCTGAGCCCACTCTCCAGAGCCAACAATTCTTTGCTCGTCAAAGATGAAAAATCCACCTTTAACATGAGTGTATTTCCCGATGTTATTCCATGAGTCGACTGTAAGACTTCCCCCGAGGGTAGCATCAAGGTGCTTCCCAACGCCGTAAGCCGCAAACTCACACTGCCAGTCCAGAGAATCTCTTTTCTTGGCCGTCGTAATGACATAAATATCCGCATCGGCTTCCATCCTCATGTAGTACGCGGCAGCTACTCGAGACTTTCCCGACCCGACTCCACCCCACAGGATCTTGCCGTTCGAAAGCTCCTCGAGCGCCTTCTGCTGGTGTGGATATAGGTCGACCACACGTCCTCCTAGACAAAAACATAATCCAAGTACGTTCACAACAGACCCGCAAGGTCGACTCCCACCGTGGGAAGTTTCCACCGACCTTGCGGGCCTGTTGCTACTATCTGTCAACGGGGTACTGCTGCACGAGTGTGTTCTCAAACCAAGGGGAGTCAGTGCGGGGGAGCTCGAGCCTGCATCTTCTTCTCCTGTCGGTCAGTGTCAGACGGGACGCCACCCGATGCGCCAGCCGCGGCGCCTGAGCCTTGCTATGGGTGTTTGTCGCCAACTTAATGCTGCTGCGTCAACCGCCCATCCGAGGGAAGGGGAAGGTCCCCTCGGATGCCTTGGGGTTCGGAACTACGGGCAGTAGCTCCAGGACGTGCTGCCCGAGTTGTTGACGAAGATCAGGCGACAGTACGTCGTCGAGCCGTACTTGACCCACGTCCGGATGTAGAACGTCTGTGAGTCCGACAGGCCGTCCTGACCCCAGTCGACCCGGGTCCCGCCGTCCCCGGCGCCGCCGGTGCACATGTTCTCGCTGACGTACAGGAACTTGCAGGAGTCCTCGAGGGTGTCGGTGTGGCCGCCGGACGAGAAGGGCACGTTCCAGATGCTGTAGGACGTCGCGTCCCAGGTCGACCCCGCGTTGTTGTGCCAGAAGAACGTGGCCTGCACCATGTGGGCGCCGTCGGGGTAGTCGATCATCCGGGCGTCGCTGTTGTGCGAGACCAGCTGCAGGTCCTCGGCGCTGAACGTGACCACGGTCACGCCGCTCTTGGTCGGACCCTTCGAGGCCTCGACCGTCCCGCTGCTGAACGCGACACCCAGGACCAGCGCGAGGAGCGCCAGCACCAGGCCGACGAGGTAGGGCTTCCTTCGGTTCACTTCGGGTTCTCCTTCTGTTGTTTGATCTTACAGACCTCACAGCCATCTCGACACTTTCCGATGCCGAGTTCCTTGGCCACGTAATGGTCTGCCATGTCATCGTAGAGCCTTGTTAACTGGATTTCAAGCTGAGCGTCAATCCAGTCTTCGAGTGCACCCATCTCTCAGCTGGCGGCCTCCTCCGGATCCTTCACGAGCTCGTCGAACTTGGGCAGGTCGGTCGGGGTCGCTGGCGCCTCCTCGAGACCCGGGATGACCGCCGTCTGCTCGGCCGGGATCTCCTCGACCTCGGCGATGTACGGGCGACCCGCGACGTGCTGAACGTTGTGCATGTTCGCCAGACGGGTGAGCCGGTCCGCCAGGGTCTCGGCCGGCATCTGCGTGGCGTAGGCCGACTGGACCTCCGACAGCACCTGGTCGTACAGCGGGGTGCCGACGTCGTCCCGCACCACGAGGTTGAAGGAGCGGTTGAACGAGTCGTCGGAGTAGACCCGGTAGTTCTTGTTGAGCTTGACCACCCAGTAGCCCTCGAGGGCCCGCGTGAACTGCACCGGGGTGTGGCGCTGCGCCCGGATCCGGACGAACGGCACACTGTCGGCCATCCCGGTGGTCCCGCCGCACCACTGCGCGACCTCGATCATGTTGTCAGCCGTGACCTGGACGGCCTCGACCTCACGGGGGATGGCGATGAACTTGACGGTCTCCATGTGGGGCACCCTTTCTGGGCTCAGAAGTGATGGATCAGTGCTCGGTGATCTTGACGTTGTCGGCCTTCACGTACGTGTCGAGGTAGATCTCGTCCTTCTCCTTGTTGTACGTGACCTCGTAGTAGGTGTCGTCCGGAATCGTGGTGCTCACGAGGGCCTTCCAACCCCCGAGGATGTAACAGAACCACACCACGTAGACGTCGACCGGACTGAACGGCGCTCCTCCGGCGTTCCACTTGGCGTGGTTGAACACGATCCGGCGAGCCTTGTCCGGGAACGACTCCCGGATTCCGTCACGAACCCAGTCAGGACCGGTCGTCTGAGGGACCTCGAGCTTCTCGTCTCCCTGCATGCGTTTCACCTCCTCCCTGCATGCCGCACAGAGTTCTGGACCGTAGCGACACGGTGCCATTACTCCTCCATGAAAGTGATTCCGTTCTCCTCGAGGAGTCGGATTAGGTCCATGATATCGCCTTCGTTGAACCGTCCGATCAGAATCTCGCGGACCTTGTACAGGATCCTTTCACGGAGGCGTTCAGCTTCCTCCTCGACCTCCAGCTCGTCCGTGTCGTACGAAGAGATGTTGACGCTCTCGAATTTCGGCTCAAGGTCGGTGAGAAATCTTCCTGCGATGTTTCGGAAGACCTCGGCTCCGTTCGCTCCAGCCTTCGGAACAACGGTGAGAGTCAGCAGTCGATTACTCACGCTTGGCACGCTCCCTGAACAGGATGCCTGCATTTTGCATCTCGGTGACAGCGGCTTCTGCATCACCGGTCGTCAGATGAGCCCGGAGGAGCGCCTCCCGGACTCGGAACAGGGTCAGGTCGTCGTGGGTCTCGAGCTGCTGGTCCGTGACCTTCTTGTCGCAAGCGGCACGCTGGATGGCAGCACCGAAGGAGGCGCCGACGATGAACCAGAGCAGGCCGAGACCCGACCAGAGTACGCCTTCCATCATTCGTACTCCGCCCCCCACTTGACGTCCAGGTACTCCTCGACGATCTTGACGTACATGATCTTGAGGTAGGCCGACCGACCGGCACGACCATCCGCGAGCTGCCAGTCGTACGGACGGATCGTGACGTCCACCGTCTCGATGTCGACGGCGTCCAGCATCTCGACCAGGTCGGCGCCCAGCTGGTTGCGGCCACCCGAGGTGACCATGATGATGCGAGGCGGGAAGTCGCCGAACTTGACCTTCACCTCGAGGTAGGGCTGCTGGAACTCGTCCTCGCCGCGTGGCTTGGTCTGCTTGACGTTCCAACCGTCCTTGGACAGGATCTCGGCCATCTCGGGGGTCAGGAAGATGACGAAGTTCCGGTCACCCTCCCGGTTGTAGATGTCCTCCCGGCCCGCGAAGTTCCGCCACGGAGGCGGCGGGATGACGGCGTCCTCGATCGTGACCTCGTTGTCATGCCTGGGCATCGGTGTTCTCCTTCGCGTTCAGATCCTTGACGACACAGGCGTTGCAGCTCTTCATCGTCGGCTCCTCCTCGTCCGACCAGTAAGCCGCTCCGCACCGACCGCAGATGTGTCGGTTGAGCGCGACGTTCTCCTCGAGCACCGACCAGTCTGCGAGCTGGTCCTCGGCGACGGAACGGAATGCCGGGATGAAGTCTTGCTGCCGACGCTCCTCCGAGATGCTTCGAATCTCCTCGATGGTCTGCTCGTAGAAGTACAGCCGACCCTGGCTCTGGGCCATCCGACCGCACTCCACAATCTCGATGTCAGCCGCAGTCTTGCCGGTGGATCGAGGAGTGCCCTTCTTCCAAACAAGTTGCACGATCATTGGTCAGTCCTCCTTGACGACATGCTTCGAACCCTGCTGTAGATGCTGGTCTCGGACCATGGTGAAAACCTCGTAGTTGTTCGTCGAGACCATGAAGTAGCAGTCCTTTTTGTCACATCGCCACATGTACGGCTCGTACAATGCGATGATGTTGAACCACCACCTCAGATTGAATAGGATCCTCGTCTTCAGTCTAAGCCGCATGTCGTCCTCTCCGTATTCTCTGACACCAGCACTGGTTAACTGCATGAAGTGATGGTGAATGGATCTTGAGCAGGCGACGAACCCACTCAGGACAGAAGCGCATCCACATCTCCGAACTTCTGGAGCGTCTTGATGGCGTCATGGACCAGAGCGTCGAAGTAGTTCATGTCGACCTCGAGGTCCTCACCCATGGCCTTGGCATGGATCGCCTCGATCCACAGGTGTCCCTTGGTACCGGTCACTGCGTACTTCTTGTCGTCCTTAACCCGGTACAGAATCCCACCACCACACTGCTCGGTGACAGGAACGAACCGGCCTGTGCGACCGACGAACTGCATGCCTTCGGCCTGGAACATCGGCTTCTGCACACCTTCGAAGTCTAGGTACATCACGCCCTGCATGACCTGCTTCGTCTCGCACAGGTCGTCGAACGTGACGTCCTCGTGGCTGAAGAGCGACTTGTAGACGTAGGGGTGCTGGAACTGTGCACCCACAGCGGTCCACTTGCCGTCCTTACGAGCCACGTACACCGCGTCGTTCACGAGAGCGAACTTGTCGTACGTTGCCTCGTGCTCGAAGCTGTAGCCGTACTCCGCACCGAACTCGATGACGAAGTCGATGATCTCCGGAGTGGCGTTGGGGATCTTGATCGAGTCCGTCTTGATGTGTGCGACGGTGAAGCCCTTCGCCTGAACAGCATTCTTCAGGTCGATCATGAAGAGGGCACCACGCTTGGCGACGATGTTGTCCTTGTTGCGCGGGTCCCTGAAAGGGTTGTCAAACTTCGCCGACGTGAGACCGTAGACGATGTTGATGACAATCTTCAGAGCGTACGCAAGAGCTTCCGCCCCTGTCTGGTCTGTGAGAAACGGTGCAAGCTTGCCAGACAACATGACCTTGGCAGCATCATAGTCACCGTGCTTGATCGCCATCCGTGCTGCTTTGAGGGCGGCGAAATTCGGAGTATAATCGCCGAACAACTTGAGCACTTCAATGCTGGTCGGATGCATCGACGCAACATCCAGTAGGGCGACATTCTCATAGATCCCAGGCTCAGCGTAGACGTATCCACCCTCTCCGACCTCCTCGCCCTTGTAGGTGGACTTGCCGAAGTCGAAGACGTAGCCCGGGAACTGCTCGCTCAGGTCGGTGTAAATGAAGCTGGCCTGAGGATTCCGATCGGAACCGAAGATGATTCGGGCGGTGTGCTTCTGCGTGGTGTCGTTGACCGTCAGACCACTGAGCTCAGCAAGGATCTGCCGAGCCACGAAGTCCTGCTTCCGGGCATTGAAGACTTCCTCGGTTGCCAGAACGTCGTTGACGCAGTACTCGACGACCTTCTCCCACAACTCCTCGGCAACAGGCTCGTCGTACGGCAGGTTCAGCTCGAGGTGATGCAGACCGAGCTCGATCTCGAACAGCTTGAGACTCTTCTTCACCGAAGAAAAGTCGTAGATGTCCGTGTACGAGATCTTGTAGGCCTCTCCGAACAGTGCCTTCTCGTTGTCGACGATCCGCTTCGAGAGCTTGTAGAGCGCTGCGTTGTCGTAGCCCATGTACCTGGCGTACAAGATGTGGTTGTCGTACCTACGGCAGTTGAAGCCGATCAGCTTGAACTTGAACAGCTTCTCGACATCCTGCGCCGACGGGTTGATCATCCTGACAACCGTGTCGGAACCGGCGTACTTCCAACACACGATGAACAGGTTGGGGTAGACCTCGACGTCGAAGAAGACGACCGGCTCCTCGGTCTCCTCCTGGACACTGTCCACGCCAGGAACATCGATGCCGACGAATTTCATGTCCTTGACGATCCGAAGGCACTGCATCGACTGATTGCTCGAGTTGGCCGCGAACGCGATGATCTGCGGTCGCATGTCACTGACGTCGTAGACCATGCCCTGCTTGCTGGCGTCGTCCAGGATCTTCTTGATGAAATCGATCGAAGGCTTGGTGCCGGGATGGATCTCCTTCCGGAGGTTCCGCTTGATCAGTTCCCGAAGCCCTCTTTCGCTCTGCATGGTCGTTTGAGACAGCACGACAGGCTCCTTGAGGGGTAGACCACTACTGATGGTGGCGACAGGCACGTTGTTGCACTTCGTGAGCTTACGCCTGAGCGCGCCGTTACCGGAGTAGACCTTGATCTCGATTCCGGGTTCGTATTCACTGGCGAGCTGGCTGACGTCACCATCGTAGATATAGTGCAAGTGGACACCTGCTCCACCCTTGCTAAGTTCAGCATAGGTGGCGGGCCAGTCGCTAGCTGCGATGAGGTTCAGCTCGAGGGACTTTTCTCCGTCGACATCTCTTAGATCAAAGTCGATCACGATATGCTGCGGTGGAACCTTCACGAAATGCAGCCTTCGTGAGTTGATGTCGGACAGGACGGTTGTGACGTTCTCCCACTTCTTGCGCGGAGTACCTTCAGAAGTTGCAAGCTGAGCAGGCAGCTCCCCAAGCATCTCGTCAAGGAGTGACTCATCCTCATCGAGGACAAGCGAGAACGTCACCTCGTTCTTGATGGGGGTCTTGAACTTGTTTGCGTTGAAACCGGAATAGTAGCTCCGAAATGTCTCAGCTCCGATGTCCACTCGGTCCTTGAACTCTTCGAAGTAGTTCTTAAGTTCGGTTCTTACCCGGTATTGCGGTAAGGGCTTCTCTATTCCGGTTTCGCTGCAGTATTCCTTGTAGAGCTTGTACGCCTGAGACAGCGAGACGCCGTCCTGCTGTTTGAAGATGTCGAAGTTCGCCTCGATGAAGTTGAAGAAGATATCGGTCTGCAGCATCATTTCAACTGGGCGGTAGTTGTTGTAGTAATTCTGACCCAGCTCTCTGTAGACCTCGAGGCAGTGGTGAGCAATGGCGCCTAGCTCGAAAGGAATTCTTGCCATCAGCGCATTGTAGTGGCCCACGGGAATGAGTTGTCCGGTCGGGTTAACGTCGATGAGTCTCCGAATGATTCCTGATTTTGCGTCGGAGATTTTGACCGGGAGGTTCGTACCCATGAACAGAAACGCGTTGACACGACCTGTGTAGGTGGGCTTGTACTTCTCGTTCATGGTCATCGGCTCGTGTGAGATGATGGAATTCAGACGGCTATTGTCCTCGATCTTCGAGAGGTCGCCATCGTACTGAATTCCAACGAGCGGGTTGTCCTTGAACGGCTCAGTTGCGAACGATCCATTACTGCTACCGAGAGCTCTAGCTTCGAAGGTGGCCGTGTAGCCTTCGAACAGCTTCTCGATGATTCCGAGGATCGTTCCCTTTCCGGCGCCACCTGGACCGTAGAAGACCAAGAACTTCTGAATCTTCTTCGAGTCACCGGATATGACAGCACCAATAGCCCATTCGATCTTCTGACGTTCTTCGGCATCATAAAGCGTGCCGACAATCTCGTCCCAAGAGTCTCGGTTGCCTGGTTCCAGAGCATATGGAAGCCTCTGACTGGCGTAGTCGGTCTTCCGGACCTTGGTGTTGGAGAACGTCAGGTTCTCATCGAGCTGCTTGGCGTTGTCGCTGATGTTCTGGATGTAGGTACGGAACTGCTTCCAGCTGGCACTGCCGTACGAGCGGAGGTATTTGACCTTGTACGTGACGCCGGTTTCTTCGCGAAGTTGATCGGCGTAGGCTTTGAGTTCCTGATCGACAAGACGCTGTACGTCGTACTCGTCCGTAGACCAGAGACCACGCTCCTGATCCCAGATGGCGTAGAACGACCTTCCGCGCACCATCAGATCCTTAGAGCGACCCACGATGAAGTCCGGGTAGACCTCATGCGAGTTCTTGCCTTCCCTCGTACAGGGAACAAAGAAATCCACGTTCACCTCCTCCCACTACACACAACCCAACTCCAGAAGATATGCCTGAAGCTGGTACCAGATCTCCACAGTTCGTTGGTCTCGTTTCGGTCTTGTTAGTGGGAATAACCCTCCGTGTCCGTCTGGCTCGTAAGTCCGCCAGATAACTCTGTTGAGTGTCGAGTCGACTTCTTGTGTTGGAGTCTGAGCTGCGTCCGTACAGTCCTGGAGATCCAGGTTCTTCATCAGAACCCAGAACCATTCCGAAGATATCCCGCCGCCTTCGAACGAGAGCCTACGTGAGAGCGCGACCGCCATCTCAAGAAATGAACAACCAAGTCCAAGCCAGTTCTCGTCTGGGAAGGAGATCTCCTCATCCTGCAGGAAATCTCCTCGCAGAGCGCGACCGTCTTCTACTCGGTTGTCATCGTTAGGGATCAACCAGACGAACTCTGTTGTGAACTGAATTCTTAACAGTTCCCAATATGTCCGCTGTTTGTTCCGAGCTCGAGGATTAGCAACCTGACTGTATAGCCACCTCAGATATAACTCATCCAGTGGCTCCGTGAGCATCAGTCATCGAAGGCTTCCCCCAGCCGGCGGCGTCGGCGCATGGGCTGGTAGGAATGGGTGAGTTCGTCCCCATCGTCGTCCACCTCGAGGCCGAGAACCTCCTCCGCGTACTTACCCTTGCTGAGGACGACCTCGTAGTCCTCGGAACGCCGTGCATTCCGGACGTAGACGATGTGCGGGTCCCCGGATCCCTGACCGAAGCGGTCGAGGTTCTCCACCCCGACCAGTCCGTCGACGTCCTTGATCTCGGAGTCCTTGTCGTCGGCCAGCACGTTGTCACCCTTGTAGTACGTGAGCGACTGCTGATCGTGACCGGCCGCACCCTCGAGGTACTCCTGCTCGGAGATGACGTACGGGTGCTCGGGGTCTCGCTTCTTCATCTCCTCGTCGAGATCCAGCTCCGTGGCCGGTTCCTGATCCGTGAAGACGTTCCGCGTGACCTCCTTCAGACCAGGGCGCCCGTCCCTCGACATGCCCTGGTAGTTGGTCAGAGCACGGACCGCGTCGGTCATGAGGGGATCTTCTGCAGTCGGAACGAGGAGCGTCTTGACAGCCTCGCCGGGCGTCTGGTAGCCCTCGTTCTTGTAGAGCAGCCGGTAGTGGTCCCGAGCCTCGGCGATCTCGGAGTCCGCACGTGCCGCGTAGCTTTCCTCGAGCTTGGCGACCGTGACTCGGAACGTGACCAGCGCACTGACAGCCGCACCGAGTGCAGCACTGAAAGCTGCGATGGCCTTCCGGCTCTGGGCGGCCGAGCGAGCGAGTTCCTTCATGTTCTCCATGACCGCCCTCAGATCTTGTCGTAGATCACGCCGTCGACGTTGAAGTCCAGCAGGACCGCGTCGTCGTCACCGTTGATGAACCGCGTGGCCTTGTAGAGGTCGCCCTCGAACACGCCGAAGTCGACGTAGCCGTCTCCGGAACCGCGCTTGACCCAGCCCACGACGGCGCCCTCACGGCTCCGCGGCAGACCGAGTGCGTCGTAGACCTCGTTCAGGAAGAGGTGGCCGCGCGCGTTCAGCATGTCGTTGGCGAAGTCCTGCTGGCACTTGATGAACATCTGGTTGTACGCCGGCGTCGGCTGCCAGTTGCTCGAGGTCTCGTCGAAGAACCGTGCGTACGGGGACGTGCTGGCCTTGAGCTGGTGGTTGACCTTGCCGTCCGCACCGACGATCTTCTCGACCTCGGTGCCGTAGCGGAGCTCCTTCTCGCGCTCCGGTCCGAGCTCCTGGAGCACCCGGGCACGGTACTCCTCGAAGCCCTTGTCCAGGGCCGCGTAGGCCGCCATGATGCTGGCGTTCCGGGTGGACATGATGCGGTGTCCGCTGACGAGGCATCCGATCGATGCGACACCCAGACCGACGGCCGGCGAGTAGATCTTGGCGATGGTGAGCGCCGTCCGGAGCCTGACCACGCGCAGGTCGTGCACCCGGTCCGTTGCGGAGTAGGCCGCGTCCTCCATGGCGTTGATCTTGTTGACGGTTGCGGACGCGTCGTCGATGATCTCGTTCAACTTGAGCGTGGCCCGGCATGCCATGACGGTGCTGGAGACGGCGCCGACCACACCCGCGACGAGCAGGATCGTGGGGGAGTTCTTCTTCGTCTTGATCGCGGCGAGGGCGAGCGTCCTGGCCACGGGTGTGGGGATCTTCACTGCTTCTCCTTTAGAGCTTGCCTCGCTGCTTGAGCGAGAGGAATATGGCGATGACTTGCGCATCAGTCATTCTGTCGACGCGCTGCTGCCATCCTCGAGTTCCGTATAGACGCTTAAGCGCCTCTCTCTTGGCCTGAATGCCCATCCGTTCTCCCTGAGGATATCCCACATCACGAGATCGGACATGACTGGGGTTTTCTCTGGGCGGTCTGGGCGATCGAACCGCTTGCAGAGCTCGAACATCACGTTCTGACGCTGCTCGGGCGGTACGAGTTTCAGCTGAGCCACCCGAGTTGGACTGAAGAACAGGCAGAGATTCTCGGTGTGATAGATGAACCACACCTTGCCCTGGGCGACATCCTCGAGAGACATGTCACCAACCGTTCTCGACGATGACAGCCTCGATCTGAGAGTCCGTAGGGATGACCGGACGATCGGGATTGGCACGCCACTCGTCTGTGTACGCACGTTTGAACGCCTCGATCAGGACGTTCTGACGCTGTTCGGCCGGGACACGAATGAGAAGCTCAGCAACCGTGTGCGGCAAACCGAACTCACGGTTCTTCAGACCTTCGTCCGTGTATCGCTCCAGGACGACGCCTTCACAGTGATCGGGAAGAGACATGTCACCAACCGTTCTCAGAAAGAATGTCCTCGTAGACCTGGACCCAGTCGACACCCTTGAACACGTCATCAAATCCCTCGCCATTGACAAACCGAGTAGTCACCGTCCGTCGGCCATGCTCGGCAAGAACATTCTGACGCTGCTCGGCGGGGACTCGTCGGAGAATCTCGACCAGCTTGGGGCCGTAGATCTTCTCGAGGTTCTCGTCCTTGAACCCGTCTTGAACTTTGCCCTGTGCGTAGTCGATGAGTGCCATGCCATTATCTCCTAGTCTAGTGCTACTGGCTTGGGCAGGTCGAGCAAATATCCGTCGCGGACTCGGACGACCGACGCGCCTCGAAGGTCGTTCCAACCCCACTTCTCGTCCGCGAAATTGCTGGTCTCCCCGATTAGCTCGTACAAGTCGGACACGGTTGCCGTCTCGTAGTTCCCGATGATATCCGTCAAGCGCTCGAGAACTTCATCGGCTTCACGACGAGTGGGGAGAATGACCTCGTCGAAGTTGTGTGTTACTCGAGCTTGCCGACTCATGGGAGGTCGACGATCTTCTCTGGCCGGCGTCGCGTAGCGGTTGTAGCTGACGTACCCACCTGAGCCTGGTCCACGAGAGGCTGCATTTCGACGGGCGCTGGAGCGGACCTCGCCGAATATCATTCTCTCGATACCCTGACTCACCGCATCGACAACCGCGTCTCGGGCGGCTGGCAGGAGTACCTCGAGGAACACGTACTGACTGACGCTTCGAGAATCTCCGGTTACGAAAAGTTCTCCGAATTTTCTCCCGAGGGGTTTTTTGCGTCGGATGACCTGACCCTCGACGACCTTGTTGATTTTTTTCTCAGCCGGGGGCTCCTCGCGAGACCTCCGACTATTTGCCGGGAACTCCCTTTCCATACGTCCTCGATTCGGATTCGAAAACCAAAATCCAGGTTCGGATTAAGGTTTCTGAGATGGTGTACGGATCAGGCGTCCTTCTGGAAATGCTCTCGGTACCACTTCGCGGTGGCATCGATCTGGGCGTCCGTGTAGGTCTTGGCCCGCTCGGCGACCATCGACCCGAGAACGTAGGACGAAGTGACGACGGCGATCTTGTCGCTCGTGGTCTCCACGTCGGTGTTGTTCCGGATGATGGTGCTGACGGTCCTGGCCACACTGGTCGCCACCACGGTGCTGACGATGGTCTTGGCGATCTCGAGCTTCTTCATGGTGGGGTCCTTGTCTGTAGGGGGTCTCACTATAGGCCCCGTTTTTTCTGCGAGACCTAGGCCGAGATGTTGTTGATGAGCTCCACGAGCTCCTGCAGCTCCTCACCAACAGAAGCGCCAACCTGGATCACCACGTCGAGCTCCGTAAGAGCCTCGTCCAGCTGGCTCACCGCGAGCTTGATCCGCTCCCGAACCTTCTCGACCTCGGGCCGGATGCCGTCGATGTTCGCCGAAACGCTCTCGGCCTTGGTCTTGGCGGCCAGCTCATTCGAGTTGTCGGCACTGTTGTTCGCTAGGATCTCCGCGAACTCCTCGAAGTAGGTCGCTACCTCCGCCGTGAGCGCCGAAGCATCCTGCAGCACGCCGTCCGAGTCGTGACCGTAGGTGTCCAGACGCTCCAGATCACGCTTCTTGTCCTCGATCTTCTCCTTCAGGCGTCCGTTCATCCCGTTGAATCCGTCGACCAGAATCATTCGGATGGCCTCCGAAGCAACCCCGGCCTCGGCGATATTCGTGATGTCGGCCATTTCTGTCCCCGTTCCTGGTTGGTGGATTGGATGTTGTCTTCGTGGTATTTGGTTGTGCCCGGCATCTGCAGCAGGCGCATTCACCCAGGCCCTAAGACCATGTCTCGCAATGAATGCTCGATCTATTTCTAGCTGCCGACGACGAGCAGCAACGCGGTCCTTTTTCTCTTGGCGTTCGAGAGCTTCTTCGCGACCTTCGTCATCCATGAATATCCTCGTGAGGCTGGGCACCTGTTCCCGACTTGACCTTGCCCTGTCAAGTCCTACGGCGGTCGCTTACAGACTAGCATCCGGAAGAGGGCCGGGCTACGGAAGAGTCCCTTGCTAGTCCCCATCCTAGATCACGATTCGGTGACGGCTTCCTTGGCGGCGATCCGCTCCTGCATGGCAGCGACCAGCTCGTCCCTGGTCATCTCGGCGATGGCCTTCGGCTTCTCCGGCTCGCCCATCGCCTCCTGCGCCAGTCTGAGAGCTTCGTCGGCGCTCATGGCGATGTCGGCCGGCACGATGCCCGTGATGAACTCGGCAGCCCCCTGAGGATTCGTCATGAGATCGACGAACAGCTCGCTGTAGGCGTTGGTGTTCATGAACGCCTGCGAGAGCTCCGACGACTTGATGAACTGCTTGCCGTCCTCGTGACGGACGCCGTAGGACTGTCGGACGATCAGCTTGAAGTGGTCCAGGATTCGCTGGTTGTCGCCGGACTTGATGATCTCCTGGAGCAGACCCGCCATTCCGCCTTCGGTGATGACCTGCATCTCCGCGAGCTCGGCCTTGGTGAGGTTGAAGTAGAAATCCTCGGTGATCGGGTTGCCATCCAGATCGAGGTACGTGATGGTCTTCTTGAGCACGGTTGTCCTTCCGAAAAACAAGACCCTTGCGTTTCCGCAGGTATCTTGTTTCGAGGTCTCAGGCGGTGGTGTCGGTCTGGGTGTCGGAACCGAGATCCACGACGGTGACGTTCGTCGCGGGCCGCTTCGACAGGAAGGCGACGGTGGCCGCGCCGAGCAGGGCACTGACGGCGGCGACCTTGATGGTCTTCTTGTCGAGACGGAACCGCTTCGGGGTCTCCGGGGTGGCGATCTCGATCGAGTCGTTGTCCATTTCGGAACCTTTCTCGTTGAGGGGGTCTCATAATAGGCCCCGTGATTTCTGCGAGTCAGTGGAACTGATAGTAGTCCCTGACTGGCGAGGCCTTGAACGTGACGACGAGACACGGCTTCTGGTCGTCCGTGAGTGCCGTCGAGAACTCGAGCTCAAGCAGTTCCGAGTTGGACCATCCGACCTCATCCGAGAATCTGGTCTTGGCGAGGCCGATACGGTCGTAGAAATCGGTCAGGGTGGCGTACATGTCGTTCAGGATCTGGTAGTTCGTGTCGTTTTGTGCCTTCTTGAGCGTCTCCATGTCGCTCTCGAAGTACCGACCGGTGTACGAGTCGAGGCAGAGCACCTTCGTACCGCTGATGATGACCTCTCGAGATCCAGGCGTCGCCGAAACCCGGTCCTGGGCGATCTCGTCCCTGACGCTCTGCTCCTGCTTGACACCAACCCTCTCGACAACCTTCTCGCGATACTCCGTGAAGGCTCGCTCCGAGAGCGAATATGCAGCCGCCAGACCAGCTGCACGACGGGTACCGATGTGATTCGCCCCGAGAATGCAGACGATGGTCAGAGTTCCCGTGGTGATCGGAGGGATGAAGTCCTTCCAATACCTCTTGATGAGATCCTTCGGCTCCAGGCTTTCAGGCTCCAGGCCCTCGAGGAGTGGCTCGTAGTGACCTGCATTGGCGTCCAGACCGACTCGGAAAGCCGCTCGACCTGTGAGCAGGGCAGTCGTCACCGTCCCTACGACTCCGATAGCCGTGAGGATCTGAGGCGAATTATCGATGGCGAGCTTCTGAACTCGAGCGAGAATATCAGCGGCTGGCACGGGTGTCCCCCTTGAAGGTCAGCGAGTAGATGTTGGCGTCCCGGTCGAGCTGACTCTCCCCCTTCAGCTTGTAGTAGTCGACGTCCGGGTCGATCGCGGGGTTGTACACACGCTCGAGGAGCTCGTCCAGGGTGGCGCGTCGGCCGGTTCGGCTGATGAGGAAGCCGTAGGCCTTGTGGAACGCGTAGATGGGAACGCCGATGACCACCGCAAGGACCGTCAGGAGGAGAGCGATGGCGAGGAAGACGTAGAGGGCGGACTCGAGGAAGACGAGAAACAGGTCGAGCATGACAGGCTCCGGGTGTGAGTGAGCGAAAAATAAGGAGCAGAGATCCATGGGCGATCCTAGCGACGGTGCTAGGGTGGGTCTCTTCTCATTAAGACCCCAGTAATTCCTGCGAGCAAAACCTAAAACCCTTGCGGGCTTAGGTTTTTGGGTCTACTGGAGCTTCGTCTTCGCGACGATGACGGCGATCTGGGCGGTCGTGTCGATGAGCTTCTTGGCGGCGTACAACGCACCCGCGGTCAGAGCGAGGTCCTTCGTCACCACAGCGGCCATGGCGATGGCAGTCGTAGTGTCGACGGAGTCGGTCTGAGACGGGGTGGCCGGAACAACCTTGGGCTCACGAACGATTCGCGTCTGAACGGCAAGTCGGCGCATGGGGAATCCTCTCGTAGGGTCTCATTATAAGGCCCGTAATATCTGCGAAGATCATTTAGACAAAAAATATAAGCCATGTAAATCGCAAAACACAGACGGCGTGTAGGCGTCATATCTACCCACACGCCGTCGGCGTCTTTGATTCTCCTTGCTGGGGTCTGTGATCAGTGGAGCTTCTGGACGAATCCAAGAGCCTTCGTTGTCACGACGTGGGCACGCTCGTGTCCGAGGATGAGCAGGATGCCACCGAGGTTCGCCGCGACCGTCGCCAGCGTGTCTGCAGTCACCTTCTTGCCGCGGGTAGCGGCCGTCTTGATGTCCTGCAGCTTGATCAGCTGGGTAACGATCTTGTCGAACTCGGGGGTTCCCGGCTCAGTCGCACGGAACGCGATCATGAGTGCGTCGATGAGGTCCTGAAGGTCCTGGTTGTCGTCCTTCGACTTCTTGAACATTTCACTCCTCGCATAGGGGGTCTCATTATATGAGGAGTAAAGTTCGCGAGTCTAGTTGATCTTGAAGATCGCCTGATCCTTCTGGTCGAGATCCGAGGGGTCGCCGTGCATCACCAGGTCGTACGACTTCCCACCACCGTCCATGTGAACGACGTTGATCACACCATCGTACTTGGCGTCACTGCGGTTGTACGACCTCGAGGAGAGCTGCACGAATGCACCCAGGAAGACATTCAGAGCCGCGATCGTCCCAACGACCTGTTCCGCCGCGGGAAACCCCCAGATCTGAGCCAGGGTGAAGTACAGCGTCGAGATGCCCGGAAGAACCACGGTGGTGATGGGCTTCAGGACGTTGTAGACCTTGTTCGAGATCAGTGGAGTGCTCTCGTCACTCATGATCTTCTCCCTCCTTGTGAGCCTTTCGCAAGTAAACCCATTGAAGATGCGTCAAGCCCGCAGTCGCAATGACGATCAGTAGTATCACGCCCACGTTTATCCACATCAAGAGCTTGAGTGGGATGTTGTGGACGAAGAAGGTGATGATCACGTTCAGCCAAACGGCGAAGCAGAGCGTCACCGCCTGAAGCATGACTGCGATCCCCAGACGAGTCTTAAACCAGGGCGACCAGAAATATAGCAGCGGGAAACCCGTGGTGGTCACGGCCGCTACTACCAGGAGAATCCGTCCGATGTATTCGGCGATGTACATGCCGTCCACCATCATCTGGGGCTCCCCATGATCTGCGCTAGATGCTCGGCGAAGTGGTTCGTCTCTCGGATGCTTCGTAGGGCACCTGATACCGCGGTTACCTCAGGAGCTCGATCCTCGGTTTGCTTTAGGTGCCGACGAGCGTCAGTCAAAGCGCGTTTGGAATCTTGCTCCTTCCGTTTCCTACGAGGCCACACCGCTACGATCTCCTTGTCGAGGAATCTTGCTGTTCTCGAAGAGAGCGACGATGAGCGCATGTGTCGTCTTGGCCGTCTCGAGGAGTTCCACGGCCTGGGCGTCAGAAACGGCACGGGCCTTCTCGCTGGTCTCAAACGCCAACTGCCAACGTTTACACTCATCGACCTTTTCCTTGTAGGTGCGCCTGGGAACGAGGAACCCCGAGTAGATGAGAAGGACTGCAAGACTGACCAAGGCCGGCGCGGTCCAATCCCCGATGGGAATTCCGAGCACCATTACTTCGACTCCTGCCAGAATCCGAACAGACGACCCCAGGGTCGTGCGGGTTTCCACACGCCGTTGTACTTGACGTATGGAACGGCGGGTTTCCAGACACCCCCCACTTTGACAAATGCTCCTGCGATGGTTCTCGCAGTTCTGGGTGCAGACCAGTCACTCCAGCCGACGGCGTTCCTACTCCTCGAGCGGAAGTAGTATGTCGTTCCTGGGATGAGATTTTGAACGGTCATCGGACCCGTGTAGTTCAGAGTGGTCGTTGGGTTCCCACTCGACGACTGACTGTACCCCAGCTGACGCTCGAGAATCGTGCTACCGCCGGTATCTGGAGAATCGACGAAAGACGCCTTGAGCGTGGTCTGAGTGATCTCAGAGACCGTGACCATTCCTGGTGCATCGGGCTCTGTGTCTGTCGTAGCAGCCGTCGCAGGACCCCAAGGCCCCCAACCATTGACGTTGTGGCATGCTCCCCGGAAATAGTACTTCGTTCCCGGCTCGAGGGAAATCCACGTATACGTCCGAGTGCTCGGCGTGATGGTTCGTGTTGGTGCCCCTGTTGCCGATAGCGACCAGCCATGTCGAACATCGTTGATCGAGGCCCCACCGTTCGAACCATCTGTGAAGGTCGTAGTGGCTGTGCGGGCACCCACATTCGTCACTACCGGAGCAGATGGCGGTCCTGGGATGGTCGAACGGTCGATATCGTGCCCGAAGTTAGCTGGGCCATCGAGACCCGCTGTGCCTGTGTCTCCGAGCCGGAATGCGACCGTTTGCGACGTACTGACAGCCCAGGATTTGAGCATCTGCCAGTTGCCACCTTTTTCGAACCGAAACGTGTTCGAATTGTCGGTGACACCGTTGACCGTGTATCCCCAGGGAAGCGTGTAGTTGAACGTCGCGGATCCAGCCTTGAGCCAGAATTCGACTCGAGTACCGGTATCGCGGATCATCATGGTCCCGTTGGTGCCAACGGATCTCGTCCAGTCGGTCATGACGGCCGCCTAGGGGATGATCTTGAAGTAGATGTCGCCGTCGTTACCACCGGTGGGATCTGCAGTACCCGAACTGATTCCGGCTGACGCTCGGTACGAAGCCTTGTTCGAGGGAACCAGCCCAAGAACCGCTGCGACGAGGTCACGGGTTCGGTTGATCTCTCGAGCTCCCCAGCGAACTCGACCCTCTTCTCCGGTGTCCGGAACAATCGGATATCCTGCCGCCTGAGCCTGATCTCCTACTGGCATGTGTCCCTCCTCACAGTTCACCCCAGTGCTCGGTCGTGAAGTCTTCCCAGACCTGAGCATTCTCCCACGAGAGCCACGAACCCGTGTCGATGAACAGACTGATAGCAAGCGTCGGATATGCCCGCTCGCCTTCGTCGTCCGACACAAAGATCTGCTCTGTGACTCGCATGATGTTTGTTGCGCCGTCGGTGTCTCGCACCTCGACAAGATCGCCCAAGAAATAGTCGATCCCGTACCTGTATCCACTGTTCGGGTCAACTTCACCGTCGAATGCAGAGAAACTACGGTGCTTGGCGAGTTCTTCGTTGCCTCGCTGGATCATGGCAGCTTCTGGATCCGGGTTCTCATCCGTGATATCCGTTGCCACCACCACAAGAACATTGCGCTGGAAACCCGCAGTCTCAGGATCGACATCTTGCGGATACACTACAACATATCCCGCCGGGGAAAATACGTAGGCAGCGTTCTTGTAATCATCTACAGAAGTCAGCTGTTTCGTGTTCTGTAGGTTGTCCAATTCGGGCGTAAAGACCACTGCGTCCGAAATGTCCTGTTGGGTCGTCCGGTCACTCCCCGCGAAAATATCGAAGTAAATCTGAGAGGCGTCACCGTTACGAATGAGTCTGAACCCTAGACCCCAGGAATCGCAAATATCCTTGACGGCCTGGTACACCGTGGTCGGATCGAGCTCAACCGTGATGGGATCTATGGGCTCTGGAAGGGTGCTTTCCGGAAGAAACGAACCCTCTTGGATGAACGGGATGACGTCGCCCGGATCGAGGATGCCCGTGACGCAAATATCATGGAAGATCTTTCGCGCCACGTCAGCGGGTGCGTCGGTGATGACCCACTTCGGGGTGGTGGTGAGATCATCGAGAACTCCGAATGCTACTCGATCCTCGAGGATGAACTCGAGGGAAGGTCCCTTGACTGTGATAAGCGGACGGCCTTCCTCGTCGATACCGTCCTCAACAGTCTCTACTCGCATTATGTAGTTCGAGAGATTGCATGCGAGCAATGTTCCTGGGATGAAGAGTCGTCGATTTACCGCCGTTGACTCGAGGACGATTTGGAAGTCCCCATAGGCCGTGAACCGCTCGGTCCAGATGCAAGACACAAAGCGGTCGACAAGCTCTTCTCTACGCAGAAGGGCATCGAGGGTGTAAATATGCATTACAACCCTCCGTACCTATTCGCGTATTGGATGGTGTATGGAACCGGGTCTCCTTCCGCGTACACACGAATGGAGTTGGTTCCTGGTGTGAATTCTGTCCAGTTCGCCTCGGGAGCAACACCGTACAGAACTGACGCATCAACACCGTCTCGAGTCCGTCGCGCAAACTTCGAACCCGAGACGGTGCTGATGGTCACCACATCGTCAGCCAGGAGGGGTGCTTGGAAATTCATCGTCCTCAGGAAACCGTCGGACGCTTGATGGTAGATCGTGAACTCGTCCAGATCACGGTCCAGCATGATCTTGAAGACGATTCCCGTCTCTACCGTTCCAGCGTAGCTGAAGTCCGTGGTGGAGGAGCCGGCCGTCGTCACGCCGTTGATGAGAATCGGGTCCGGATCGACGAAATCCGGGTCGAAACACATCACCGAGATGTCGGCGACCGGCTCCTCCGTGAACATGGGGCATTCGAACGACTCGACTCGCCCTGAGATGACCACCTGAAGACCGTCGATCATGACGAAGTCGATATCCACAGCCGATTTGGGCATGAATACCGAGTACAGTCTCGAACGAAGATCTCGAACCGTATTCACGGCCCAGTCCGGCTCGAGTCCGACCTTGATGAGAAGGTTCCGAGCCTCACGACGACTCGAGTTGTACCTCGCACCGTCTTGCTGTGCGAAACTCGTCGAGGACAGCGTGGCTTTGACCGGTTCCGTTCCCTGGATCTCCTCGACAACGAATCCCGCGGATGCGTCCTCGAGAGGCAGACTCAAGAAGCCGCCCTGAGCCGAATGAATATCGAGTTTGGTGATCATGAGGTCTTCAGGGCTCCCTTCGCGACCGACAGTTGGTTCTTCGTGTTGCGGTAGATCTCAGCGCTGGAGAGCGCCTTGGGCGAGTTGTTGTTCTGGATGAAGGTGACATCCTTCACTGCCTTGCGGATGGTCTCAGGATCCATCGCACTGATGTTGTCGTCGAACCGCAGTCGAGCGCTCTTGGCCTGAGAATATGAAGTCCCGGCAGACATGGCGAACTGGTCCGGGATGAGGGCCAGCAGAGCTCGAGCGTCCTTCTTGACATCCGTGAGGTCGATGACAGGTCGGATGACCGGACTCGTGTCGATATTTGCCTGCACAATCTCATGGAGTCCAGATATGGACTTGCGCAGGGACAGAATCGCGTCCTTACCAACCTGCTCTGCAGACTTCTCCACCACACCCGAGGTACGGGAGAGTCCATCCGCGATGCCCTCTGCAGAATATACGCCGATCTTGGCGAATTCACGCGACGGGGACTTGATCTTCAACTTCTTCTTGATCGCGTTCACCATGGCGTCCGCGATGTGCTCCATCTGCTTCTCGATGGCTGCCTGCTGCTTCTTGAGTCCGTCAACCAGACCCTGTGCCGAGTTGACGGCAGCCTGGTAGAGGGCGAGAGACGCAGCATTGCCGAGATTTCCAGCGGCGTGATCGAGACTGGTGCTGAGCTCGTTGATCTGCTTGACTCCGGTCTTGCCAGAGTCGAGGAGCTGGGACACGAAAGGCATGGCCTCCGTACCCTTTGCAAGAAGCTCCTGGTAAATCTTATCGTTCAGACCGAGCTTCCGCAGCTTCTGGAGCATGGAAGCGAAGACCTTCGTCTTGACGATCTGCTCGCTGAGATTGTCCAAGTAAGTGTTGAGCTTGGTGTTCTTGTCGATCTCAGGAAGATCATTGTACTGATCGGTGATCGTCTTCTTGTAGTCGTCTCGCGTCTTCTTGGCATCGGCGAGTTTCTGCTTTGCCGAATCGAGCCTCTTGCCCACCTCATCGTAGCTTGCCGCCAGACGCTTGAGGTGGTCCCTCTCGTCGGTGAGGTTTCTGGTCAGGAGCGAATATGCAGCCGAAGACCTACGCAGCTCGAGGCGAGCTTCTGCCAGAGCCTTTGTGGTCTCCCGAATCGCGTCCCTATCCTTGTGACGAGCGGTGTGCAGCCTGTGGAGTCGCGCTTCGAGGCCGTCGACATGTGATGCCGAATCCTTCATCAGCTTCTTCAGGTTGGAGCCGAGCGTGTTGAACGCGGTCGAAATATCTCCGCTATTCCCCTGAAGACCCTTGAGGAAGCCCTGGTTGACGTACTTACCGATCTTCTCGAACTCCTTCGACGGAGACGAGATTCCCAGAACACTCTTGGCTGCATTGAGCGCACTCTGAGCGATCGACCTCGCCCTGGCAGCGATCACACCACCACCGGCCAGCAGTCCTCGAGCCATTCCCTCGACGATCGCGGAGGCCAGGTTGGCACCAGCAGCTCCCATGGCGGGAGAACTGGCACGGATCTGCCTCGCAAGACCGTTGATGAAGGATATGATGAGGTTGACACCAGCCTGAAGGATCCTGGGCTGGTTCCGTGCGATGCCGTTCAGGAAGGCCACGGCCACGTTCGTAGCAGCCGTGATGATCCCGCCGATCCTTGCCGCGATCCCGTTGAGAATCGCGATGATCAGCTTCCCACCCTGATCCACCAACTTCGGAACGTACTTGTTGAGGGTCTGGAGAAGCAGTGTGAGAAGACGCAGCAAAGTGTCGATGACCTTCGGAGCGACCTTGTTGATGGCCACGAGCATCGCAGTGATCACGACTGTCATGGCCTTGATGATTGCGGGGGAGGTTCTCTGCAGCGTCTCTGCGAACGCCACGATCATGTCCCCGACCAGCCGCATGATCTTGGGGATCGCACCGAGAAGCGTGGTGACGATTCCGACGAGGGCCGCGGCGCCAGCAACACCAGAAACTGCCAGTGCGGTCATGGCTGCAGAGAATGCCAGCATTCCGACCCCTGCGAGAGCCATACCAACGCCCAAGAGAGCGATGGCGGCGCCGAGGCCGATCAGTGCAGGCACAACCGGAGCCATCAGAGCACCTGCGATGCCGATGACGGCCAGAACAGCTGCGAGAGCTGCGAGACCCTTGGCGATCTCACCCCAGGACATCCCGGCCAGTGTCTGAATAACCGGGATCAGGATCTTGAGTGATGCCGCGACCACAAGGATTGCTGCTGCTCCGGCGATCGATCCGGACATGAACGTGACTGCAGCGCCGATGATCAGAAGCGCACCACCGAGGGCCACCATGCTCTTCGCGATCTCGCCCCAAGACATCTTGGCCATCTCTGCGAGACCATCCGCGATCATCCCGAGCGAAGCCGCCACGATGAGAATGGCTGCTGCCGAGAGCACGGACGTCGGCGGAATTGCGTAGAGAGCAGCTGCGATGAGCGTGAGCCCAGCAGCCATCCCCACAAGTCCCTTGGCAAGTTCACCCCAGGACATGCTTGCAATATCCATGAGAGCACTGGCGAGGATCTTGATGCCCGTTGCAAGAAGCACGATTCCGGCGCCAGCGAGGACACCTCCCGCATTCGCCGAAGCGAACTGAGAGAATATCGCCAGCGATGCCAGAAGTGCTCCAACACCAATGAGACCCTTGGCCATCTCTTCCCAGCTGAGTCCGGAAAGACTGATTACTGCCGAGGCAAGGATTCGAATTCCAGCAGCAAGCAAGATGAGACCTGCACCCGCAGAGACCATGCCAGCCGCATTACCGGACAGACCTCGAGCTGCAGCGGTGAGTGCTGCAAGGAGGACGATTACACCACCGAGGCCCTTGGCGAGCTCTTCCCAACTCAACTGACTGAGACCTGCGACTGCAAGTGTCAGAAGATCGATTGCTATCGCCAGAGCAATCAGACTCACGGCAAGACCAGGCAGCTTGAGCAACCCGGCGCCTGCGGTGATCTTTGTGAGGATTGCCATGGCCGCAGCCAGCTGGATGAACATTGCCGTCAGACCGGTCAGAGCGATGGTGAGTCGATCCGAGTCGATCAGAGACAGAGCCACCACCGATGCCGTCAGAAGCGAAACGGCACCAGCGATCTTGAGAAGCGTGTTGGCCTTGATCTGGTTCTGCATGGCCGTGAGCGTGCCTGTGAGCTGGTTGAAAGCACCCGAGATCGACTCGAGGACCCCGCCACCGATGTTGATGCCGTTCTTGAGGAAGTTCCGGATGATGAGGACAAGCCCACCCAGAAGTCCTGTGTTGATCGCGTCCAGGAAGCCACTGAAGTCCGCGTTTGCCATTCCTTCCGAAAGGGCATTGATCGCGTTGATGATCTCCTCTGACAGCTGACCCGTGAGTGGCTGGATCGCCTGCCACACTCGCTCCATGACGGCCGCGAGATGAGACCAAACCTCGGAGATGACTTTCCCGAGAATTCCGAACGGCTCCAGTCTGGACTGAATTCTATCGAACCCGCTCGTGTCCAGATTGCTGAACAAATCGCCCATGATCTCGGCGAATCTCTGGAACAGACGGATCGGCACGACCAGAATTCGACCGAGTCCCTCGAAGAACTTCTTCAGGCCCTCACCATTGACAAGCGCGTCGTGAAGGCTGACCAGGAAATCACCCAGGCTTGCCGTGACATTGAGGAAGCTTCCCTCGCCACCTCGAGCTGCATTGAACAACCCGACGAACATGCTGAGGACCTGCTTGATGATCTCGAAACCGATTCCGAAGATCGCAAACACTCCAGCGAAAGTCCTCCGGAGCTTATCTGCGGTATCGGTTCCGATTTTCAGACCCTCAGTGAAGTCTCGGATCGCCACCGACAAGTTGTAGAGATCCTGTCCGGTCTTGGCTGGGAAAATATCCCGGAAGGCATCCTTGATCGGCTTGATGAACGCCAAGAGTGCCTTGAAGGCATTTCCGATGGCCTCGATGATGACCGTGCGGCCACCTAGAGCCTTCCAATCACCCAAGACCTTGTTCCGGGCGTTGGCATTGGCCTGGATGAAGCCACCGAGAACGTTGCTCGCATTGGTGAAGAGTGTGCGAGCTTCCTCGAAGTCACCGAAGATCAAGGACCAGGTCTTGGCCCAACCAGAGCCTGCAGCTTCCTGAAGAGTGCTGATCAGCTGACTGAACGTCTTGACCTTGGTAGCAGCGTCCTGAGCCGTCTTCGCCATCTTGAGGATGCCGGCGATTTGCTGCTCGTTGTAGCCCATCGTCTTCAGCTGTTGGGCGTTGAGATCACCTGTGAACTTCTCAAGCGTCTCAGTCAGGATATCGGAAGTCAGCCAGCCCTTCTGCAGGGAGTTCCGAAAGCTTCCTTCATCCTTGATGATCTGGTCGACGGCCACACCGTGAACTCGAGCGGTCTCCAGGAGAGAATCCTGGAAAACCTTGCCGCCCATTCCGGCATTGACAACCGAGTTCCAGTCCTCGAGAGAAACCTTCCCAGCCGCTAGCGACTGAGAGAGCTGGTACATGGCCGTAGAGGCCTGCTGCGCATTGGAACCGGAGATCGCCGCGAGGTTGGCGATGCCCTTGATGGCTTGCGTTGACTTGTCCAAGGACACGCCAGCAGCCGTGAAGGTACCGATATTCCGAGCCATCTCCGAGAAGTTGTAGATCGTCTTGTCGGAGTAGTCATTCAGCTTCTGGAGCGCAGCGTTGACCTGCTGGAGGTTTGTTCCCTCGTGCGCCGTATTGGCCAGGATCGTCTGAATCGAGTTCAGCTGGGTCTCGTATTCCTGAAGACCCTGCTTGATCGGAGAGATCGTAAGCGACTTGACCATCTGAGCGCCAGCGATGGTTGCTCGAGATGCGATCGTTCCGAGAGCCGCGATGGCAGCCACCGACATGGTCGAGAATCGACCAGCGATCCTGTCAACGCTCTGACCAATATGATCCAGCTGGACCCTCTTGGCAGCTGCGTTGACATCGTTCAGGCCCTTGGTGCCCTGAGCCAGCTTGAGCTTCTGATCGAGAGCCTCGAGAGAGGACAGAGTCTTTCGAATCGCGGCTTCGAACTGGGCGTTGTCGAACTTGATCTGTGTTACTCGAGTTTCGATAGTACTCATCTGGCTGAGGTCACCGCCTTCCAAACTCTCTCTTCGATCTGGTCGAACACCGGCCGGATGGCGGGATTGATGTAGTCACGTCCTGCGACGTATCCTCCGGTTCCTGTGGCATAGCCGAACTGCAGCATGATTGCCACTGGAAATCCGTTTTCCACGTCAGTATTGAGCCAGGCGAGCGTGCAGGAGACTCGGCTCCCGGTCACCTCGTAGGTCCAGGAGTTTGCTGCGAGTCCGGAATCGGTTGGTGTAGCACTTGCCAAAGCTGTCACACCAAGCTGTCCGGACTCCTCGAGTATCCTTCGGAGATCCAGTCTCTCCAGCGCTCGTAAATATGACTCAGTTCCTCGAAAGGACCCCAACGAGCGGAGGGAGATCACGGAAATCCTCTCGAGTTACGAACGGAGGAAGACGGGCGTGCCGGCCGGAGTTCCCGGAGGGACATCCTCGAGGTCGTCCACCGAGATGGCTCCCGAAACGCCCGCGGCGCCGGTCGCACCCTTGGCCACACCGGCGTCGACAGTGGTGGCGTCGTTCCTGGTCAGGATCAGGTGTCCGGAGCCGTTGATCGTGGCCCCAACGATGATGGCGTCCTCGATCTCGAGGGTTCGCTCCGCGGTCAGTGCGGTGACTGTCGCCATGACAGGCTCCTTTCAGCCTGAGGTGGCCGTGAACGAGCCATCCTCGTGATCTGTGACGTGCGTGGAGTTGAGCTGGTAGTGGTCTGCGTCGAGCAGACTCACCACGGAGTCGGGTCCGGATATCCGAAAAAGACCAGATCCGAGATCGGTGATCGTCATTCCCCCGGACGCAGCGCCGTCAGCCTGGGCTCGAGGAAATAACAACTCAATGTTGGTGATTCCCATCGACCCTCCTAGGCCGAAGTAGCCGTGTAGGAGCCGTCGCCGTTGTCGGTAACGAACGAGGAGTTGAGCTGGAAATGGTTTGCGTCGGTCATGTGAACCATCGAATCCGGACCACTGATCTTGTACAAACCACTCCCAAGGTCCTCGACGGTGAACGGAAGCGGAGGTCCATCAGGGTCGTCGACAACACCCGTCGTAGCCGTCCATGTCCCATCGAGGTGATCGATCACGTACGTGCTGCTAAGCTGGAAATGATTCGGATCGACCAGCTTGACCGCTTCATCCGAGCCGCTGATGGAGAACAGGCCATCGCCGAGATCTGTGACCACGAAAGGTGCGTCCGGCTCCGCCTCAGAAACGATCGACAGCAATTCAATCGGAGGAGGAAGTCTCGGAGTGCTCGAAACGGTTCCGTAGAGCAGTGCTTCGATGGCCTCGAGGACTGCGGGTCGAACCTCCCGAGAATCCACGATGAAGTGCGCTGTCGGCTTGAAGCCTTCGACTCGAGTCGGCGTCGTGGTCAGAGACCAACTGAACGTGGTCGCCTCGGGCGTGTCTCGGAGCGACTGATTCGATCTCTCTGTCGGAGAAGCGAGGACATTGTAGATCAGGTGGATCTTGTAACCCAGATCCTGATCGAGATCGCTCCCCACTCGAGTCCGATAGCTCAACCCAAACGCTTCCCGGCGTTGATGCGCAGCGAACAAACCCGTGCGAACCTCGAGTGTGCCATCACAACGAGCGAATTCTCGAGGATATGTGTACGCCTCGAGGGCGGCCACAAACTCCTCGTTCGACGCACGGTTCTGGAACTTGATCCCGTCCATGTAGAACGGTCTTGCTTCGCCGCCTGTGGGGGACTCGGTGACTGAGATCAGCCCGGACCACGCGACACCGTCGCCGACGTTTGGATAGAAGACTCCACGGTCGACGCCAGCCTCGTAGTAGCGTTCTCCTATGGCTGCCCATCTCAGTGCTGGCATCCCAAGCCCTCCTTTCGCTTATCCTCGAGTGTTCAGCTTCTGAAGACGCTGCTCGTTCAAGAGACGACGTTCTCGAGCGATCTCGGACCGACTTCTCTTCTTCGGTGGGGAGTTCTTTTCGTTACAAACCCGAATGAGCGTTAGTAAACGATTAAGATGCCAGTGTTGACACTCAAACGGGATGTTGAGCGAGATCATCCAGTAATAGATGAGCTCGGATGTGATCGTTTCTCTTGATCTCTTCGTTTCTTTTTCTTCTTTGAACCACGCCGCAGATCTTTTAGCAGCGATGTAGTCGTTAATTTCGGTAAGGTTGTCCTGGGAGAGTTTCAGGAAAATTTCCCCCGGGACTTTTTCGTCTAAGCACATCGCTTGGATGTACCAGAGAGTCTCTTCTGTCGTTTTCTCAACCGGACTGAGAAACGGCTTTTCGAATTCTGACTCCCATTTTGACAGTGAGACCAGAGAGTGCTCGAGCTGGAGGGTGACGGACTCGGTTGCAACGAATTCTTGCTTTTCGTTGTCGAATCCTTCCTCCAAAGTGACCAAAATCGTGAGCACTCTCCGGCCTCCTGTCTGTCAGAACTGGATCAGTAGTCGAACGTCCAGTCGTCGTCGCCGGTGATCATGTAGCCGGCCGCCGCGTGGGCCGTGACGACCGAGGTCTGACCCGTGGACATCGCCGGCTGGGCGCCCGGCGTCTTCGTGACGCCGTTGATCTTCCAGGTGATGCCGGTGACGGTCGGGAGCGTGACGACGTGGGTGCCGCTGTTGTAGGACGGGGCGTTCGCACCGACCAGACGGGCGACCGTGGTGGTGCCCGCGAACAGCGCGACGACGTCGGCCGGCATGGGGAGCGCCGGGTCGACACCCTCCGTGCCGTACAGGATGTCCAGCAGGTCGGCCAGGGCGTCGGCATCGACCTTGGTCGAGTCGATGCACATGTACGACGTCGGCTTGTAGGCCACGCTGGCGATGGTGCCGACCTCGACCGGGGTCGTGGTGAGCTCCCAGCTGAAGTTGATCGCCTCCGGCGAGTCGTTGATCGTGCCGTAGGCCTTCTCCGACGGCGCGGCCAGGGCGTTGTAGATCAGGTGGATCTTGTAGCCGTGATCGGTACCGTCGATGTCGTTGCCGACACGCGTGCGGTACGACATGCCGAACGTCGAACGACGCTGCTGGCCGATGTAGACGCCCGCCTCGGGCTCGGCCGTGCCGTCGCAGACGCCGAACTCCTTCGGGTAGGTGAAGGCCTCGACGGTCGCACCGAACTCCTCGTAGGAGGTCAGGTTGAGGTACTTGATGTTGTCGGCGTACTGCGGGGTGGGCTCGGCACCCGACGGCGACTCGGTGACGGTCGTCAGACCGTTCCACGCGAAGCCGCTGTCGTACACGCCCGAACCGTTGGGCAGGTAGAGGACCCCGTGGTCGACGCCGGTCTCGTAGACCTTCTCGCCGACCTGGTCCCAAGCCAGTGTGGTCACGCTTCTTCTCCCTCAGAAGTACAGGCTGAAAACATCATGGTTCAAGTTCTCAGCCACGAAGAATTGGATGTGGGTGCAGAGCGGCAGATCTGCGACTCTGTCAGGAATCTCGCTGTCCGGACTCCTGTCGATCACGGTTACTTGGTACCGAGCCTTCCGGCTGTACGGTCCGTTGTCGGCGAACTTCGTATCCGCTGTGTCTCGCTGGTACACGATACAGGGATACGACATCTTTACCGACGCTGGAGGCTGGAAATATACATTTGAGGTCTCGATAAGCCCCTCAAGGACCGATTGGAGCTGGAGTCGGCCCATTGTATACACCTCCCAACCTCAAGATCAGGCGGGGGCTCTGCACTTCGACTGTGTTGACAGTCCACAGAGCCCCCGCCCACGCAACGTAGCGCACGGCAAAGATGTGTTCGTTGGCGAATGGGTCCGCCACAACGCTGATCGAGTTGGTGACGACAATATCATCGTTCACACTGTCGTCACCCTGCTCGAGTCGCCTGGAGGCGAGAATAACGGTGCCGTAGTACTTCTTCTCTACGACGACGTCTTCCCACACTCCAGGCGACTGCTCGAGCGTTGTCGCAAACCCAATGACACCGGAGAACCTATTCGATGCCATGGGCTACCTCGGTCAGGCCGACGGACGCGTGAACGTCCACTCGTCGGACGCGTTGTCCGAGAAGTAGTAGCCGGACGCCGGGACCGCCAGCACGTTGAGGCTGGCACCGACCGCGAGGGCCGTCTGCGCACCCGCCGTGAGCGTGGCGTTGGTGTCCTTGTTCTTGTAGACGACACCGGTCTTGGTCGGGATCGTGACGACGCCGGTGGCCTCCACGAAGGAGGGCGTCGTCGGGACGACGAGGACGTTGGTCGAGGCCGTCTTCTTGATGACCAGGGCCGACTTGATCTTGGTGAGCGCGCCGGAGATGCGCGTCTCGATCAGGTACTTGTACTGGTTGTAGTCGATGTCGAAGTCGTCGAACAGGTTGACCTCGCCACCCTTGTCCGCGCCGACGTTGTAGTCCGCCAGGTTGACGATGATGCCGACGACGTCCGCGTAGGCCGTGTCCTCCATGACCTCGACGGTCACGATGTCCTTGACGCGGAGCTCGGAGGCGACCTCCTGGACGCTCCGGAAGAGACGGCGGTTCGAGTTCGCCTCGTCACGGATGAGCAGGAGCTCCGTCAGGACCGCCTCGGTCGTGTAGAACGTCGGCGAGCCGGTGCCCTTGTAGTACTTGCGGGCGCGCAGGATCGAGTCGATCAGCTCGAGGTAGCTGGAGTTCGAGTCGTCGAGGTTGACGTTGACCGTGGTCGCGAACAGCTCGTGCTCGTTCAGGATCGACCGGATGCCGGTGCCGTCCGCGACGGCCGCCGGGTCCTTGATCTTGTCGTCGTCGTCCACGGCCCGGCCGTCACCGACCAGGATGGCGCGCGCGATCTCCTCGAGGAGCATCATGCGCATCTCGGCCTTCATCCAGGCCACGACGTCGAGGTCGGTGATGTCGATGATGTCGTCACGGTCGAGCTTCTGCTTCTTGTAGATCGTGGTCGGACCGGTGATCCGGCTCGTGAGGGAGAACCACTCCTCCTTCTTGAGCGTGCCCTTGATGTAGCCCAGCGCACGCGCCGACTCCATCGTGATGTCCGCGGTGATGGTCTTCACGCGCGAGAACGGGCTCTTGGAGGTTCCGGAGATGACGCCGTCGACCCATTCGACCCGGCGCTGCTTGAACTCGGGCCGGTTGTTGAGGAGCTTGGCGTCGGGGAAGAGCTCCTCGAGGTTGGTGATGCCGTGCTGCAGGGCGTAGCCCTCCATGGCGGCCTTGAGCGAGCCGCCCTTGACGGCGTCGGCGACGATCGCCTTCATGTCGCTGTGGGTGAGGACGTGCTTCGCGCCGCCCCCGTTGTTCTGGTCGGTCTGGTCGAAGACGTTCCGGGTCATGTCCTCCGTGCCTTCCTGGTGCTCGATCGTTCCCGGCTCGTCGTTCGACTCGTCCGGCTTGGCGTCGGTGTTGTCCTTGGTGTCCGAGTGCTCGGCGGTGTTGCTGGCGTTGCTCTGGTCGAGCGCGGCGCCGATCATGAAGTGGAGGACGTCCTTCTCCTCCTGGGCCATGGCGTCGTAGATCTCCTGGATCGTCCGACCGGAACCCTCGGCGTGCTCGAGCTCGAGTCCCGTGAAGATGATCGCCTCGTCGTCGAGAACCGTGACCTCGTCGGGGTCGTCGGCGTGGACGACACGAACGAAGTCGATCAGGGCGCCGGGATTGGCTCCCGAGAGAACGAGGCTCACCTCACGGATCATGCCGTGCAGAACCGTCTTCGCCTTCTCGACGAGCTGGTTGGCGTAGATCGACAGCGACTTGATGTCCTCGTGAACGACCAGCATCTTGGCGTTCTTGCCGGCCGGGGTCTCGTTGAAGAAACCCTGCGCGTAGATGCCATCCGGACGAGCCTCGAGAACCGCGTGACCGAGAATGTTGCCTGGATCGTTGTGACCGTGCTGCCAGACGAGCGGGACGGTCATCCCGTCCATGTGCTTGAAGGCCTCGGGGGTGATCGTTCGGCCGTCGGAGCACTTGAGACCTGCCTTGGTGGCGTAGCCGCTGAAATCGGCTTCCATTTTGACAGTCTCCTCCCTTTTCTTCAGTGGTTGTCAGTCTCCGACTGGAGCCGGGTCTGTCATTCCCTGGGGCATGTTGGCGTTGACAAGTTTATCGGCCTTTGGATCCGGTGAAGGAGCCCAACCGATAGCGGTTCTGATGTCGTTGGACGAAGCGATCTCGTTTCGAGTGAACTTGTCTGCGATTTCGGCAACGTCGGTGATCGGAACCAGCTTGAACGGGTTGCGGAAGTACATGATCGACTGGCCCTGGGAACGAGCAGTCTTGGTGAGGAACGAACGACGCATGGCTTCGACGATGGCGTCGAGGATCGGCTCGATCGTCCGGTTCAGGTAGTTCAGCATCGTCTTCTCGTCGGCCGTACCGTCCATGATCTCAGCCGTGAGCCCAAGCTGGGCGTAGAGCTGCTTGGTCAACCCCTCGATCTGCTCGAGTAGGTTGTTCTCGGCCGGACGGTTCAGCTGTGTGATCTTCTCGGTACCGTCTGTGTAGGCGATACCATGCTGGCTACCTCGAAGTTGGAACTCGATGTCGTCTCGACGCTGTTGAGCCTGCTGGCGACGGGCCTCGGACTTGATGGTGTACGGCAGCTGGATGATGATGTCGAGCTTTCCAGAAGCCACCTCATCGTCAGACCGATCGAGGAGATTCAGCTTTCGAATCAGCCGCTGGAGCGTGGAGTTCGGCTCATTCATTACCGAATAGAGCGGATTCTCGACAATTGCGACGAACTTCTTCTCGAGCGTGACGTCCTGTCGCATCCCCTTAGCCTCGTTGTAGAGGCTTACAGTCACATGTCGAGGGAACCAATTGACGATTCGAGCCACACGCATCGTCTTGATGTCGAAACTGCCGGTCTGAGTCGGATCGAGAGTGGTATCGACCGGAACGATTGCTACGGTTCCCTCGTCGAAGAGGGTCATCGCAATGTCCTGTCGGAATGATCGAGCAGCCTGATCGATGTTTGCTTCCACAGTCAAGCAATCGTTCAGAAGGCTCGAAATATCGGCAGCGTAACGGCCTTTCTCGTCGAGACGAACGTGCCGGACATTGGCCGCAGCAACGTCGATGCCCAGACGAGTGTAGATGGATGAGATGATCGAGCGTTCGTTCGAGAAATGGAGTCTCGTTCGATCTGGACGTCGACTGTATCCGGGCCCGATGTCCCACGAAGTTGTTTGATCCTGACTGGTCAGCGCATTCCACGCATGTTTCAGTCTGGACCCGAGTGTTGCCACGTTTCACCTCCGTCCTAGGGCATCAGGAACTACTGGTTGGACTTTGCGATCCGCTTCTCGGGTTCGATCACTCGAACGCCTCCTTGTTCAGCTTGTAGGCGACAAAGGCGTCCATCAACGCGGACACATTGTCAATCTTCTCGTCTTGCCGTTTCTTGAGAAGCTTTCGGTTGCCATTTGTGTCCTCGAGAGTGACCGCATTCCCCATAGCGAACGTCATAAGACTCTGATCAAAGATAAGTAACCGTTCTTCGCTCAGTTTCTTGAGTTCGCCAAGTGGAACCGATTCTGTTCGAGCACCTTGGATGACCTTTTCTATTCCAAAGGAACCATTCTCGGATTCCCACCGAGCAACGAATTCCTTGGCGTTATAAGGGTCGAATCCAAAGGTTCTGACGTCGTATTTGCTGTTCTGGATGAACGCGTCGAGGTCATCATAGACCTCCATCATGTCAAGGATAGTTCCCTCGAGCACATGAAGGCTACCTTCGTTGATGAACTCATCGTACTTGATCCGCGCTGCTCCAGGCAACTTCATCAACGTCAAAGACGAGATGTAGCTCCGAGTTTTGACACCGAATCGACCGTTTTGAAGAGGAAACAAGAACGTGAACGCACAGAAATCGTCTCCTTGCGACAGGTCCGCTCCGAGAGAGCAAGGAAGATTCCAGAATTCCCGAGATCGGTGCGGCAACGTCTCCTCGTAGGTGAAGAAGTACGTGTAGCCCTCCATCGGGATCCCAAAACGCTTCGCAAGGATGTCATTGCGAGACGCAGGAGCCTTTTCGGCGCGCTCAACGTCCAACTGGTACGTGTCGTACGTAACAGTCTTTCCAAGATTCGGGTTTGCCTTCACCCACATCTCAGGATTTGCAACTTCTTCGATCTCGTCCAGCTTGTAGTGCCAGATAGAGATGTGAGGGGCGTCGTACTCTCCTCGCAGAATGGCGGCTAGTTCCATTTTGATCGTGTCGCCCGAACCGTTTCGGACGGTTCCTTCGGAACTAATAGCCAGGATCAGGAAGTCATCAAGCTTCGACGCTCCTTGCTCGACTGCGCCTACAACATCCTCTCGAAGGTCGCCAGACAGCCATTCATCGATGGTCGATGTCTTAGGACGAAGGCCCTGAAGCTTGTTAATCGACATCGGTCGAACTTCAAGAAGCGAGCCGGTAAGGAAGTTCTCGACGCCCTTCTTGGTTGACGCCAGTTTGACACGATTAGCTCTAGAGCCTGTCGTGTTTTGAAGCGATCCCTCAGTGAGGAACTGGAACAGCGGTCCTCGAGCCCGAACGATAGCCGTACGAATGGGCGACATCACTTCGTCGGCTTGCTTCATGGTGGGCGCCGTGGTGATTTGATGTGTGGTTGACGTGTCGACATTCAGATAGTAACTCTGAATAGTAGACGCGTACATTGACTTGGCCGCACCACGAGCGACGATCAGATACTGCTTCGTCGTCAGACGCTTCTTGATGGTGCGGTTGACGTATCTACCACCACGACCATTCTCGTTGGGCTCATACACACTTCGATCGACGAAGTAGTACCAACCGAAGATCTGCTCAGCCCAGACTTTGAAAGACGGAAGTAGATGGAGATCTCCGCCATCAGTAAGCGTGAGTTCATTCTCGCAGTAGAGGATATAACCCTCGACAGCGTTCTCGTCGTAGTAGATGTTCGGGTTAGCGATGAGCCTGTCGATACGGTTCATCTCCATGGAAATCTCCCGGTTCACCGGGATGTCTCCTCGAAGCACTGCTTCGCGAAATTGACCGTAGTACTTTGGTGTTGCTGTGTTCGACAGACCCATCGCTAACCTCCTTTCACCTGCTCGCGAGGAGACGCCCGACCTGCTTGCCGAGAGCGTCGTTCGCTGCCTTGCTTACCTGCTGCTTGCCGACGTTCACGAGCAGGTCTGCGACGAACTTTCCAGCCCTCTTCTTGCCGCTGGGTGGCTGAAGACTGGAAAACTGCTTCTCGAGGTTCATACGACGCACCAGGTCCTCGAGCTCCCTGTTGGAAAGTGCGTCGGTGCCGCCCTTCTTGACCTTGGCCTTGGCCTGCTTCGCTCGAGCAGCGTCCTCGTGAGAGCCAGAGATTCCTGGATGACTCCTTCGGACGCCCCACTTCATTCCCTTGACGCCGAAGTGCTCGAGAACTTCATCGATGGTTTCCACAGCCCTACCTCACAGGTCCGGAACGCGCGAAGCCTGAGCGACTCCGCTGACCATGGCGCCATCGGCACCCTTCGAGAGACCCGTAGCGACGGCGGCCGCGTCCGGACAGACGTGCGCCATGACCGGCTTCCCCAGGGCGACGATCGAAGTCCACACGGACCCCGACGCGTTGTAGTCCATCCCCAGAATGTCGGCCTGAGCGCTGTACGTCGTGAAGTTGTCTGCTGCGTAGAACATCGCGTTCACCTGGAAGCCGGCTGCTCGAGCATCCGTGGCCCAGGCGTTGGTGCTGTTGCCCGGCACGGTCTTCGCGACGATCTTCTCGGCCCAGTTCGAGTGGCTCTTGAGAATCGCGATCAGTTCAGCACGGTTCGGCGAGCTTCCTCCGGCCGACTTCGGATCCACGAAGATGACATGGGTGTTCATGTAGGCATCGAGAAGTTCCTCGAGCTCCATGTACGGCTGATGCGTCACCGCATCGACCGGAGCACCCGTGGCCGGAAGGATGTCGTGAGTCTGGATCGCCGACCACGTCATCGTCGAGGCCACGTAGACCGTTCCCGAGCCGCCGCCAGTTCCCAGAGACGTTCGATCCAGGCTGGCGTCGTGAAGACCGAACCAGACACCATCCGAAGACCGCGCCAGGCTGATCTCGAGGGCGCCGTAGCCGCGAAGTGCCGACTGCGTGTAGCCCTGCAGACTCATCTCGGGCCAGTTGGCCGATCCACCACGGTGTGCGCAGTAGAAGAAGCTCGAGAGCATCGCATCGATGTCGTCGTAACCCGGGTGGATCATTCCGGCGTAGTCGAGACCAAGGATTGTGTCACTCGGACCGGCCACGTACCACTTTCCGGTCTGGATCTGCGTGCCATCCCAGATCTGGCCATCGACCGAGTCAGGGAAGGTCGGAACACCTGCTGCGGCAGGGATGATGACCTGCAGAGCAGCACCGTTCGTCGCTTGCGTGTTGGTCGTGGTGAACGTGACGTTGCCTGTTGCTCCGACACTCGCCATGCCCTTGCTGGCGATGGTGAGAGTGGAGTTCGCGGCCGTCCCACCGAGCAGGGCAAGCTGCTTCGACCAGCCTGTTCCGGAGACCGTCAGGTTGGCGTCGACTTCAGACGCACTCGTACGCTCCGCGCCGAAACCGAACGCCATGCTGTCGGTACTGGTCGTGTTGGTGCTCGGAGCGACGGTGTTGACTGTGCCACCGGAAGTCGCTCGAGACTGGATGGTGCCGATGATCCAGTCGGCGACGTCGGCTGCGTTGGCACCATCGACCCAGAACACGTGGGCCGAGACGATGTTGGTCCGGTTGATGTTGGCCTGAGGAACCGTGTAGTTCCCATCGCCAGCACCTCGACGCTTGACGTAGATCGCCCAGCATGTGGTGGTCGACGAACCCATCGCCTGCCAACTCACGATCTCCGTGAAGCCCGTGGGGGGCGTCGGAGTGTTGGAGTTGGCAATCGAGCCGGACGAGTCGAGGAAGATGAAGACGAAGTCGTCGGTGGCAACAGCCGTTCCGGTACTCCCAGCGCTCATGTTGATGCTGGGTGTGGCCGACGATCCCGTCAGGGTCTGTGGAGCAGTCAAATATCCTTTGACAGCGCCCGAGGGCATCGTCACGGAGTCACCACCTCAGGATGAGCGACGCCCTCGCGATACACATTGATCCTCCACTCGAGCTCCTCGATCTGCTTCTCCATGGCAGCGATCGTGAAGGACGTGGTGGGTGGGTCGAAGAGCATCCGGACGCGCAGGTAGACGTAGGTCTTGATGTTGTTGAGCGGAAGCACATCCATGAGGAAGTCAGACCAGACCGCATCGGCATCCTCGATGGCGAAACCATCGTCGGGACCGACACCCAGCTGGTTCAGCGTGGAAAATGCCGTGTTGATGTGCATGATGATGTCGACATCGAAGTCGGTGTTGTCTTCGGCGAGGCCAATGACCTTCTTCGTCGAGTCGAGAATGCTTTCAGGAATGATGCTCACCTCCTCGAGGTGCTAGCGAGGAACGAAGTTCGCCTTCCGGTGCGCCCAGTAGGCATTGTCGGTCTTGGGACCCCACTGGCCGTCGGCTGGAACGCCGAGAACACGCTGGAAATCCTTGACCCAGTGCGCGAGGGAGGTGTAGGACCGAGGACCCCAGACGCCATCGACGTCGGCACCCACGACACGCTGCACATCCGAGATGTTGAACTTGGCCGGAACCTTCCGCGGAGAACCGAAGTTCGCTCGCGCGGCCGCGCGCATGCGACGTGCTCGACGGTCGGTGTCGAATCCCCACTGGCCGTCGATGTCGACCTTGAGAACTCGCTGAATCTCGCGGACCCGACGACGCATCTCGAGCGTCGGCTTGGGCAGAGGAGCCGGAGGCTTCGGGAGAACCTGATCATCGGGTAGTGCAGGCCAGTCGTAGCGGACATAGCCCACGACGTACTTGCCATCGCGAAGCTTCCGCTCGAGCTTGTCGTGGTTGGTGTTCCCCTCGAGGACGTAGAACGTCCCTCCGCCGAGGATCTTCTCCACGATGCCGGTGTGGTCGACCTTGTGCCAGTCACCACTGGCGCTCCAGTCGTAGTACACCTGGTCGCCGGCCTTCATGCCCTTGGTTCCGGTGTGCCACGAACTCTTGAGCTTCTTGGCGATGGCGTCCTGGACCGCCCAGACGGTGTAGGCACGTCCGGTCTTGATCGCCTTGGCACCCCCAGTCCACATGGCCCAGGTGGCTGTCATCTCACACCATGGACCGCGGCCGATGTCGTCGACCGTCAGGTTGTACCACTGGACGATGAAGTTGTCGTTCGATCCCGGCGGGTTCTCACCCGTTCCGAGAGCGTGCTGGAGCCGAGAGAGAACTCGAGCGATCTTGAGAGTGGTCGGAGTCGCCATCAGTCCTCCATCTCGAGGTCGTCGTCCACGTCGTCACCCGTGAACAGATCTTCGTCCTGAGGAACTTCCTCGGAAGGAAGCAGACCCTCGACGACTGGTGTCTGGTTCGGCCACTGTGGTTCGGTGGTCATCTTGGTTCTCCCGTCTACCACAGCTTTGTATCGCCTGCGGTTCGTTGAATGACTTGACGTGGCAACAACTTTGCGTCACCATAATGAACTGCGTTGTGAGTTGAGTGTGTCACACAGATCAGGAACTCAGGATCGAGCACATGACCGAGACCCCGCTTAAGATCTTCAGGGCTGATCGGGTTCATGTGATGAATCAAGATTCGATCGTGAATATCGTAACCTTCGACACCCAAATCACAACCATTGTCTCGCGTGATGACTACGTTGCGGATGTCACGCCATTGCCTCGACGTGTAGAACTTCTGATTCATCCACCTTTCGAACCCGAAGGTCGAATAACCCACTCTTCCGCCGAGAGATAAGTACTCGAAGCGCTCCTGGATGGTTTCACGACGTCTGAGCTCTCTGTAGGTCCTAATCATAGCTATCTGGATCCTCCTCGCCTCGATAGCTACGCATAGCACCCAACGCTTTGCTGTATAGCTCTTCGATTCGACCTGCAGACGCAAGATTCTCCTTCTTAGCTTCCAAAAGGAGATTCTCGTGACGCAAACGCTCTTGCTCTAGCTTCTCTCGAGTCGAACCGAGCTTCAGAAAATGCGTAATGACCTGAGCAGACGCCGTTCCGTCTCGAAGCTGCTGTTCAGCGCGGTCAACAGCAAGCGCAACCAGCTGATTCTCTCTTGCTTCGGGAGTTGTAGCTGGAGGTCGCTTACTTCTGGGTTGGTCAGGGTCGTTTACTCTCCGACTCGTCACAGATTCAGCTCCCTTCAGCATAGTTTCGAACTAGTTTTACCCTAGGAAAATCCGGAAACATTGACCCAAATGTTCCCCCGGGGTAAAAAATAGG